GCAATGTGAGATTGACGATAGCGATACGGCGCATGACACTTATGTTAAGTCACTTATCATGGCCGCAACCGGACTGGCTGAACAATATCTGCATAGGCGCCTGGTATCTCAAACCTGGAAACTTTATCTGGATTTGTGGCCAGCATCAATCATATTGCCATTCGGGCGCCTGCAATCCGTGACAAGCATAAAATATACTGATTCTGATGGTGACGAATCGACCTTTAGCGCTGATGATTATATTGTCGATACCAACAGTGAGCCAGGCCTTATTGAGCTTGGCTATCAAAAAACATGGCCTACGGATACGCTTTATCCTTCAAATCCCATTAAAATTGAGTTTGTTTGCGGGTACTACATCGGGTCTACCTGGATCAAAGAAACCGCATATGCAGAAAATGCCCTTGTTTTGCCCGTAACTGAAAACGGGCTGGTTTATAAATGCACAACAGCGTTGACAAGCGGCGCCACGGCTCCCACATGGCCCCTGACCATTGCCGGGACTGTAGCGGATGGAACAGGAGCAACAGAGGGCGTATGGACCTGTGTGGGCCTTGCAGTGCCGGAAGCAATCAGGCACGCCATAAAATTAACTATTTCAGATATGTTTGAAAACAGGGAAACGGAAGTTTACTTGATGAATCACACAAAATTAAAAACCTGGGAAGCTTTGCTTTTTCCGTATAAATTATTCGGGGGTGTTTTTTGAGATCTGGCGGCCTGAGACATAGGGTCGATATCCAAGAGCAAACTCAAACTTCTGATGGGATGGGCGGTTTTTCGACTGCTTGGGCGTCAGTTACAGGCATGGGAAGCGTGCCGGCTAAAATATGGCCGCTATCTTCAAAAGAGCAACTCGACGCTATGAAGCTTGAATCCGTGGTTACGAACAAGATCCGGATACGATACCGGGCCGGGATAACATCAGCTAATCGTATTGTTTTCGGGTCCAGGATTTTCAATATCAAAGGCGCCCCGATTAATTATGATGAAAAAAATAAGACCCTTGATTTTTTAGTTATAGAGGATATTTAAAAAAGGAGCGTATCATGGAAATAATTTTATTAGTTTTTATATTAATCACAGTTTTGTATATTACATATTTAGTAAAAAGAATGACTGATGCCGAAGATAGGATATGGGAATTGACAAAATATGTGAATGAACATATCAGAGATTATGAGGTACATAAATGACTTTTAAAATGACTGGCGCTGGCATTAGCATAATCGTTGGTGTTTTTATTTATTTTTCAGCAAAATATATTTATGAAAGATTTTTTTAAATGGCTGATTTTAAAATGGACTGGAACGGAGCGAAAGTTTTAGAAGCAACGAGGAAAGTTGTTGATAAAGTCAGTAAAGAAGTCGCAACGGATGTCGTGGAAGATGCCAAAAGTATTTTAAAACGCAAAGCAAAAACTACAACGGATAGAGGATTGTTAAGTCAGTTTTCTGTTGAAAAAAGTAAATACAAAACAGGTGGATATACCGCCCATTGTCAGGGCCCGGGAAATTGGCACCCGCCATATCATGCAAGCTTTGTTGAGCTTGGAACGTACAAAGATCAAGCCAAACCGTTTATGAGGCCAGCAACAAAAAAGAATAAACGGAAAGCAAACCGGAAACTCAAGAAGGCGCTTGAAAAATTATGAACAGCCTATTTACTGCCATCTATAATCATTTTTCAGCCACGACAACGGCAGGTTTTTATAATGATGTATCAGGTCGAATGTATTTAGGTAATGCGCCACAAGGTGCCACGTTTCCATATTGCGTTTATTTTTCCGTATCGGATGACAACGATCTTGATTTTTCAGATGAGCATGAAGATTTTTTGACGCAGTTTAATATTTTTAGCCAAAATAATTCAAGCCTGGAAGCCGGTAACCTGCTTGAAAGTCTTAAGACCATGTTCGATAATTGCAGCTTGACGGTAACAGGTTGGCGGCATTTGAGCTTTAAACGGGGCATGACATACCCAAATAACGATTTTTCGCAAGACCCGCCAATTATAGGGTATAGCGTTGAATATGATGTTTTGCTGGAAAAGAAAAGGAGCTAAAATATGCAAAATAAAAACATCATAGCAGTTCAGAATTTATTAAGATGTCTTGATATTGAGAGCTTAAAAAATCCTGATGTTATAGCTAATTTAGTTCGCGCCTTCGGAATTGTTCAATGGCCCGATCCTGCATTCGGAGAAGATGAAAAATTTAAAAATCCTTCTGCGGATATGGCGGGAATTGCACAGACCCCGAATCAAATCGCCAAAGCCCTTGTTTATTTAAGTGACTTTGAAATCAAAACATATTTAGAGATCGGTATATTTCATGGTGGTAATTTTCTTTTTGTATCAGAATATCTAAGACGGTTCAATCCGGAAATCCAATGTTTAGGAATTGATCCTGGAGAATTTCTTAATAATGAGATCTGTGAAATTATTGAACATGAAGATTGGCTGACCTTTTCCAAGATTACGAGTGACGATATAGCAAAGCAGAAATTTGATCTTGTTTTTATTGATGGAGATCATAATGATGGCTGGGCGGAAAGGGATTATAATAATATAGGCAAATTTGCACAAATTTGTATGATCCATGATATTATATACTTAGCATGTCCAGAGGTTGGATCGTTTTGGAAAACGGTTAAGAATAATACAGCCATTGAATTTTTAGAATCTTCGGCGTTACCGGCGATACATGGAATTGGCTTGCTACATGGCGTCAATACAAAACATAACCCTGAAACGGTGAAGAAGCAAGCACAAACCTTTCTACACAGTGGAGACACTGGAGATGTTGTTTACTCGCTGCCAGCGATCAAAGAGTTAGGGGGCGGCAAGATATTCTTAGACCCATTATGGGAAGCGACTTTGTTTAATGAGAACAATGCAAAGTTGTTGATACCGTTACTTGTTGCCCAGCCATACATCGAAGACGTTGCTCTTTATAATGGAGAGGCGATAGATTATGATTTGAATAGATTTAGGTATAGTGGGCTTGATCTTGTTACGATGAATCTATCAGAAGCATATTTAAGAACTTTTAGTTTACCTACAGATTTAATAAATAAACAATGGTTAAATGTCGGTAAAAGAAAAGTTAAGAGCGTTATATTCCATCGGAGCGCTCGATATCATAATAATAGTTTTCCTTGGAAGGATTTGGTTAACCGCTTCAAGAATCAAGCAGTGTTTGTCGGACTAGAAGAAGAACATGAACAGTTTGTAAAGTCGTTTGGACATATTCCATTTTATAAAGTGTGTGATTTTTTAGAATTAGCCGAAGTTATAAATGGCGCCGATCTTTTTATCGGGAATCAAAGTTTACCGTTTGCGATTTCCGAGGCGCTGCATAAAAAAAACTGCTTGGAGGTATGTGAGGATTGTCCGAATTGTAATTTTAAACGCAAAGATCATAACATTGACGGGATGAATTATGAACGAACAGAGTAAATCTACAAAGCGTAGATTTTATGATGGAGCATTCCATTCAAGGTATTTTATAGGCGCTGGGATTGATATTGGGGGGAAGCCAGATCCGCTCGCTCGGTATGTTAGCCAATTTTCCGGGATGACATCAGTAAGAACGTGGGACATTGAAGATGGTGACGCTCAACTTCTTAGTGATATTCCAGACAATAGCTATGATTTTGGAGTAGCCAGTCATTCCTTAGAGCATATGGTTGATGTGGTAGAAGCTTTAAAAAATTGGCTGAGGATAATTAAGCCGGGGGGATATTTAGTAATCACCATCCCTGATGAGGATTTATACGAATTAGGTTGCTGGCCGAGCCAATGGAATGGTGACCATAAGCACACGTTTACAATTTACAAGAGAAAAAGCTGGTCTCCTGTTTCGATAAATATTTTAGATTTGGTTGTTAAGTTAGAATTAAAAGTAGAACGGATTATGCTTGTTAATGATTTTTTTCTTGAAGACTTCCGGGGTGAAGATCAAACAATGATGCCCTTGGCTGAATGTTCGATTGAAATAATTATCAAAAAAATAAAGGAGCGGTTAAATTAAAAAGGAGCGGGTGTGGAAAGACTGACAATACAAGACGTTGAGAGAATGGGACCTGATAACTTAGCAGTTTTCGGAGGGACATTCGAAGGAGGTAATTGACTACTATGGAGCAAATAAGCATTATAATCCCTATCATAAGACCAGAGGGCGCAGAACGGTGTATAGCTGCAATTAAGAAAAACGCAGGCATTCCTGTTGATCAATATGAGATCGTAACAATGGTAGACACTGAGCGAGTCGGATGTCCGGCAATGGTGGAAAGTTTAATCAAAAAAGCGAAACATGATCTGATTATGTTTTTGGGTGACGATACCGTACCTGAAAAGGACTTTTTAAAAGAGGCGCTTGATTCTATGCGTCAATTTCCTGACGGTTTCGGTGTCGTTGGATTAAATACTGAGGGGCCGAATTTCGGTAACATAGGCGAACACATAATACCCGAAAACTGTAATCCGTTAGCGCACTGGATGGCTCACAGAAAAATGCTTGAATATATTCCGGGCGGTAACTTCTTTTCCACAGATTATGCTCATTGCTGGTGCGATAATGAATTATTCGATATTGCCGATGAAGTGGGCCGGTGGGTATTATCTGAAAAAAGTAAAATAATCCATAACCATCCTATCAATAAAACCGCAGAATATGATGAAGGCTATAAGCAAGCATATGATGACGGCAAGGCTGATCGTGACATGAAAACATATTTCATCCGGAAACGGGCCAGGATGCAAAAAAAATACGGTGTCAGACTCGCAATAGCCCTGCCACTCACAGACGACAAAGTTTACAATCAATTCTTTTTTTCATTTATCAAAGTAATAACAGAGTATATGTCCAGCCTTGTCAAATCAGGTAGGCCGATACTGTTTGATGTCATCATGCCGGACTTTCCATGCCAAATCGATGCAGCACGAAACAACCTTGTGCATCAGGCGTTAATGCTTGGATGTACACATATTATAATGATGGACACCGACCAGATTTACAACACAGACAACATGCTCGAAAAAATGCTTGCACATAATAAGCCGGTGATCGGCGCCAGGGTCCACAGGCGATATCCGCCTTTCGATCCAATATTACTTTTTGGCGAAGTAGGCAAGCTGTTACCAATACCAGATGACGCAATAAAACCCGATGGAGAATTCAACAAGGAACTTCAGGCGGATTTTACAGGCACAGGTTGTATCATGTTCGACACCCAAATCTTCATCGATATGGTGCCGGAAAGATGGTTTCAGTTAACTACTGGTGAAAATGGTCAAGTGGTTGGTGAGGATATTGGTTTTTGTGCTAAATTAAAAAAAATGGGCATACCTGTTATAGTTGATGCAAGCATTGATATTAAGCATTTGACACTGTTGGCGGTCGATTGGGGAACTCACAAACTTTTTAAAAAACTGATGAAATAAACATAAACTAAAACAGTTGAATAAGCTTGGAGCCCTTATTTGACAAAGATTGGAGGCAACAAAATGGCACTCGAAAGCAAGGTAGGGCGGGATTGTAAAGTAACCATTGGCAGTCACGCTATTTTAGGTTTAGGAACGTGGACAATATCGGGCGGGGCATTCGCAGAGCTTGACGATACGGACTTTGGGGATGATTCTGAACAGATATTGAGAGGGCTCAGATCGGGCGGTGAGGTTACATTCTCAGGTAATTACAAAAAAGACGATGTAACCGGCCAGGACATGATCAAAATGGCGTACTGGATGAAATCGGATTTGACTACATTGAGATTTTATGTCGACGATACGAGCTTTTATGCCACCAATTCAACCACAGGGGTCGGTGGTGGGCTTCCTGCCGGGACAGAGGTAAGTCACATCAAGATTTTTACAGAGCCTAGCGTGTCAGTCGATAAGGGTGGGCTTGCAACAATCGAGTTCACAGGCAAGATCATTGGCGCCATGCGGCTCAATTAACCAGTTTGGATGGATAGGGGAAACCTGACAAGGCGGTTTGCTCCACCGCCTTCCATTCATTTTTTAACGGGGCAAAAAGGAGCAAACAGAAAATGAGAATAACAAAAGCAATTGATAGATGGTTCGATATTCCGGATGACCCGGACAAAGGCCGCCTTCTTATCCACAATCTTTCACCGGAAGAGCTTGACGAAATAAACGACAAGGCTTTTATCCAGGATATCAATTACAAAAAAGTCAAAGGCAAGAAAGAAAAGTTCGAGCCGACCTTCACGAGCAAAACGGATAAAAAAGCATTCCGGGAACTGCCTATTCAAAAAGCGGTTGTCGGGTGGGAGAATTTCTTTGATGAAGACGGTAAAACGCCCATAAAATGTACGCCAGAAAATATTTTGAAGGCAGCGCGAACCATCGAGGGTTTTTCTGAGCTTGTAGCGGAATTGAGAGAACAACTTGCAGCGGATATCGCCCAGGAAAAGGAAGCGCAAAGAAAAAACTGATTGAATTCTGCATTCGCACCAGTGAAATAGATTGCCGCAAATGCAGAATTACATACGAAAAATTGTATCACGAGGATCCGCCGTGTGCAGAATGCTTGCCGGAATTGCAAAATGAAAATATTTTACCGTATGAAGTTTATTGGCGGATGTTCGGACCGATTGAAAATCTTGACACCTTCAAAATTATGCGGCTTGTTGGCATCAGAAAAAAAGATTTTCTCTATTGTTTGGATTTAATCACGGCGGCAAGGAATGAGGTTATGCGGATTAAGTTTTTAAAGGAGACGAAAAATTGAAGCTTGGCGGCATCTACATGAGTGTGAGAGCGCGGACTGATAAATATAAGCGGGATCTTGCAAAAGCCAAAACGCTAACCGGCAAAGCCGCTGTCACGATGCAGCATAGGATTAACAGTATTAATTTTAAAGCTGTTGGTGTCGCTGCCCTCGCTTTTTCTGCCACATTTGCATACGCAATGAAAAAAACTATTGATGCAGCAAGCGACCTTGAAGAGACGACCGGAAAATTCAATGTAGTTTTTCAAGAACATATAAAACAAGCCGAGGCGATGTCAGATGAACTTGTCAATTCATACGCAATGTCAACGCGCGAGGCAAAGCAATATTTATCAAGTGTTCAGGATTTGCTGGTGCCGATGGGCATGGTATCCGATAAAGCGATTGAGATGTCGAATGAAGTTGTAAAACTTGCGGCTGATTTAGGATCGTTTAATAATTTACCGACTAAAACAGTTATGCTTGATATCCAATCAGCACTGGTCGGCAATTTTGAAACCATGAAAAAATACGGGGTTATATTAAATGAAACGGTCATAAAGCAAGAAGCATTGAACATGGGCCTTTGGAATGGCAAGGGCATGGTTGACGCAAACACAAAGGCCCAGATTGCATATAGGTTGATGTTGAAGGGTTCGGCCGCAGCCCTTGGAGATCAAGAAAGAACGATGGGCAGCTATGCAAATCAGATTAAACAATTTGAGGCAAACGTTGAAGATTTAAAGGCGATGATCGGAAATGAATTATTGCCTGAAGCTACAAAAATTGTCAGCATGATAAACGATTGGATTAAAACAAACGATGAATTGATTAAACAAAAAGTTCCTGAGTACGTTGATAAGATAAAAACAAGTTTGCAAAATATATGGAACATTATCGCATATGATCCGGCTATCCTTGAATGGGGCATTGTCGGTCTTGCGTTTGGTGGCAAGAAGGGTGCCGTTGTTATGGGAGCAATGGGCCACATGGCGTCATGGGCTGATAATCTATCAAAGGCTTTAGGGTTGGCGGCTGGTGGTGTTGTCAGTTTTTCAGAGGTAGCAAACGCTAATTTTAAAGAGCTGGAAAATATAGTAAAAAGATTTGATGATTTTCAAATGGATCAAAGCGGATTTTTCTTTAAAGTGCCAGAACTGCCGAAATTGCCAAAACAAGAGCAAGACCTTGAAACAGTAATAATGCCGTCATTATTAGAAACTCCGCTTGAAACAGAAATAATCTATCCTGAAGTAGTATATGATGAAAGTATAGATGATTTTCACCAATTTTTGATGGATAAAGCCGAACTGGAAAGAGAAGCTGAGGCAGAAAGGCTGTTGATCGTAGCCGAAGCTAATCAGGTATACGCTGAAATAGGCATGACAAGATTCGATATTGAACGCGCAGAAGTCGAACGGATGACCGAAATTTACAGGCAAGCCGGCGTTGATGAAAATCAGATTGCTAAAATTGCCAGTGATAACAATATCAAAATTGCACAGGCTGAGCAGCAGGCCAAATTAGCGATTTATCAAAACATTGCCGGCGGCATTGCCGGAACATTCCAGAAAATTGCACAGGCCGGGGGTAAACAGAGCAAGGCCGCTTTTAAGATGTACAAGGCGTTTGCAATGGTAGAGGCTTCGATAGCTGGATACAAGGCCGTATTGCAGGCCATGGCGTCTTACCCGCCGCCTATTTCATTTGTAATGGCAGGTATCGCAGGGGCCGCTGCCGCCGTACAAATCGGCATGATAGCCGGAGCTAAACCACCTTCATACGACCAGGGCGGCATTTCAAACGCTCGTGGAATATACCAGACCGGAAACATTCAAGAAGCACATATCCCAATACCGTCCGGCGGGAAAATCCCTGTAAAAGTCGAAGACAAACAACAACGGCCTAATCAAATAATTATGAATAATCCTGTATTCCAGGACATTGAGACACAGAGACAGGTTTTTGCCGAAATCGCCCGGCAAGTGGCACCCGGGGCAGTTGTTGAAAATTATGATAATGATGGCCCGGTTAGAACCATGATCAGAGGGGGTAACTGATGGCAGCTGGTAGCGCTTTTTCTCTTGTGCCAAACGAAGCATTAACGGCAGAGCCAGAATATCACAATGTTGTAACGCCTGCCGAATCAATGAAAAAAGAGTACATTAATATTTCTTCAACACCGGTAGAAAAATTTACACTAAATTTTAATGCTTTGACCAGCGCTGAAAGAGACACACTGATCACCCACTACAATGATCAATACGGTGAGTATCATAGTTTTAGCTGGCAGTCAGTGCCGTCATATATCGGCTCCGGTGCGAACATAACCGGCCGCTGGGTTGACGGATCATTAAAAATGACTCCGGCATCAAA